CTAAAATTTTCAAAGTGTTTATAAAATATTTCATTCTATAAAACCCATTAGTAGATAAAGAAAAACAAATTTTCATGATTTAACTTTTTTTATTATAACTTCAATCTGATATTCTGGGTGAGGATGTACATCTGGACTTGAATCTGGAACTCTCTTAATTCCACTATCACAAACTTCAAAGCTTATAATATCAAATTTCTTATCACTTAAAGCAGCCTTTAAAAAATGTTCAAGATTAATAGTATAAGGAAGTTCTTCCTTGTCAGGCAATACGAAAAATTTATGTGAAATATTCCAATTAGAAGGAAGTTTTTTCTTTTTTTCATACAAATCACGATGTGGAACACATAATATCAAATGGCCAATTGGCTTTAATATTCTCCACCAATTTCTTAGCGTCAAATATGCACACATTGAATCCTCTAACATATGAGAACTATAAACCACATCAAAAGATTCATCCTTGATATCAGAGCAAAAATTACCATCATATTCTGGATTAAGAGCAGAATCATATTTTAATGCATCATCTGTAATAGGATCATCTCCAGATCCAATGTCTATAATACTTTTTCCTTTTAAATATTTCTTAAAAAAATCATTTTTATTTCTTCTTTCAGCTGCATTACTAGTTTCTCCATGACTTTTGATCCATTTTCCAGTTTCATGATTATATGGCATTATCTATATACCTTCTTATACTTCCCAAATTTAATGATGTTTTAATTTTTGGATCTACTAAAATACTATCTATATATTTTTTTATACTTCCAAAATTTAATGATTTTTTAGTATCTGTAATATAACTAAATTTTCTTCTGAACATACAATTTGGAACTTCAGTTGAAGTTTCTTGTAAAACTCTTAAAAACAAACCTTGCGCAATTGCATGTGGAAAACTCTGATTGCCTATAAACAATTTAGAACCATTCAGTACATCAACCAAATCTTCAAGAGTTTCTGTTTTAACATATTGTACCCAACCAAAATCTAATACAAATTTTTCATATTCATCCGCCAATCCAACAAAAATAATATTGTTTCTATAATTTTCTACAATTAATTGCCATGGAAAATTGGGGTTTAAATAACGTAATGTCCTATTTACAACTATTGATTTATTATAAAATATTTTTTTAATTGACCATTCTAACCATGGCTGGTTATCAAAATTATTAGGTAAATCAACCAAAACATTATTTTTATATAGAGTTGTTAATCTTTCAACTTTAAGTTTTTTTTCTTCTCTTGGAGTTAATTTACCATCACCCCAATCAACAAAAGAATCCCTGAAATCATTAAGATTGTAATCTATATCAATTGGCCTATCACAAAGTACAACATCATGTATATAAGATTGACTTTTAATAAAACCTTTCAAAAACTTATAAGTTGTCATACTCATCTTCTGCCGAAGTTCTTGTTTCTTTTGATAATCTGAACTTAATATAAGAATACCACCACCACTATTTTTTATAGCACACAATGCATAGATAATATCTCCTAAATCACCAGAATGATAAAATTTAGTTGGAATTATATCTTTATATTTCTCTGTGGGAAATTGCGTATGGAAACCATGAAAACCAAACTGATCTTCATGAACTCCACGTTCAACAGAAAATTTATTTTTTATTTCTGTGGGGGCAAAATCAATTCCAAAGTTATTTTCTAAAAATTGAGAATTATCCTCAATAATTTTATCTTCTGGAGTAAAAACTTTTAATTCTAATTCAGAAGTCGCAATAAGAAATTTTTTGCTTCTAAGAGAAAATCCACCATTACCAGCTCTAGTATTTTCTAAAAAATCCCATTCTGCTCCAATAAAATCATATTTTAAAAAATCCACTAACCATGCATCAAGATTCAAAATAAACCCATCCCATTGGCTTAGTATTATAAAATCTGTATCAATATACTTATGTAATTCAGTTAAAACAAATTTATTATATTCTTCACTATTGAACAATGGTCTAATCTTGACCCATTCATCAATACCAACATCTTTTGAAGAAAGAAACTTAATATTAGGAATTTCCATTTTCTTATATCGACTGATTATATCCAAAGTATTATCGATATCCGCATCACCAATAAAAACAAAAGTTACCAACTTTGACCACAAATAATTATTTGAATTCAATTTACTTTGAATATTTTTATATTTTTCAATAACATCATCAACACTTATTTTTTTCATACACCACTTTTCATGTAATGTACCTACGCAATCTTCTACCTGCGCATCCCAACAACAATTAAGATGACAATAAGGATCTTTATTATAAAGTTTTTTATCAAAAGAGGATTTTGGAACATCAAAAGTAAGAGGAACGATATTTGAATTGTTGGATAGACGATAATCAGGTTCAGTGACATTACCAAATAAAGCTATTGTAGGTATTTTTAATTTATCTAACAAATGCATTATTCCGCTATCTGGCACAATACCAAAAGAAGCATATTTACAAACAGTTGCGCATTCTATAATATCAAGTTTTCCTGATAAATTAACTACATTATCAATATCATCAAATTCAAATATTTTAGAATTATGTAATACCACGAAAGTCAAATGATCCATTTTTTTAATTAAATCCAACTCTAAATGAAAATCTTTTCCTTTATTATCTCTATATCCCCACATTCTATAATAAGATTTACTTTTTGGAGCAAGAACAACATATTCTGTCACATCATTCAATAATGATAATATAGATTTATTTTCTTTAAAATAGAATTTATAATTGAAATCAGGCTGGAATTTATAATTGAAATTTTCTATTTCTTCTTTAACATAATCTTCATAATAATAAGTTCTATGTTTGTTTTCACGGCCATCTTTTATTGCGATAAAATCCCCAATCTTTCTTAAATCAACCTTCAATCCTAATAAATTAACATCTAAACGAGTAACAAAATCAAGAAAGGGAATATCTGATAAAAGTGGAACAATCCATTCATCAGTTTGTAAAGCTATTTTTAAATAAGGATATTTTTTCTTCAATCCCGATATGACAGGCAATAACATTAAAGTATCACCCAGAGCTTCACGTTTAAATACTATATCAAATAATATTTCAGAGGAATATAATAAATCAGTTTTATTTAATTCTTTATAAATTTCAAATTCATCAGTCACATGCGTATAATATACGTCATATTCTAATGTACTTTTTACTCTCTGTCCTTCAACAATACTAATAATTTTTTTAGTATTTTTATCAATAAGAACTGATACCATTCACCCACTCCCATAAATTATTTACCAAATAGTATAACTACCGCCCTAAAATTACTACTAGTAACACTACTAACAAATCTAACTGTACACCCTGTATTATTTATAGTGTTAGATGGTGTAATACTACCATCTGAACTTCTTAGAAGTGAAACTGTTCCATTAGCACTATAGCTACCGCCACCATCATAATCAACGAAAAATACATTACCTTGTTGAACAGTAAAATCAGTAGGTATCACATGATTAACTCCACCAGTACCAACACTAGTCCTAGTAACTGTAACAGTCAATGCCTGTAAAGGTTTCAGTACATCAGATTTTCTATTAGCAATGGCTATCAAATTGCTAATTCTTGGAACTTTAGCTCCATTAGAACTTTTCATAGCCAACTTAATCTGAAAAGTAGTAAATGTAGACAACGAATCTTTTAAGAATTCTATCGTTACTGGCTTCTTTGTTTCAGCCGTATTCAAATTGGTCAACTGTGATACAGCCGTCCAAGCTGCACTATCAGAAAATGCTTCACCAGTACTATCCAAAGGTACATCATTGTTAGTTCTAACATAAACATTAACACTAGCTTCCTTTGGTATAATAGCATCTAGTATAACTTTCACTGAATTAGCAGATTTAGTTAAATTAACTTTTCTTGAAATGTAATTGCTAATTTCATTTGTACCATCTATCCTATTAGCTATGATAAATGTTTTCAACAATGACTTATCAATTACAGGAGAAACCCTATCATATTCTGATGAAAAATCATTCTGAAGTTGTTCTTCAACAGAAATCAAAGCAGAAGAATCTAAGTGTATATTGGCACCTGTAATAATTTCTGCATTATTTCTTTCCCATGTCAAACTAGTTGATTCTGGTTCAAGATATGCACTGGTATAATAAAGAACATCTGCCTTTCTATATGGGCCAACAGGGTCAACTGAAGCTCCATCATTACTAATAATAACAGAATCTTCACCTTCAGCCACACCAAAATGTTGCGCCACAACCTGTGTGGTATTAGTAGTTCCAGAAGGTTGGTCAACATTACCTGTACCACTTCTTTCAACTGTCACAGTATCATGTGTGATAGACGTAACTTTATACTTGTTTTCCCTAACACCAGAAACATATATTGTAGCTAAGCTTCCAGCTGTTCCGCCTAAAATGGTAATTAATTCATTATCAGCATATCCATAGCCAGGACTAACGATTCTGACTCCGCCGTCGCCGTTACCGTCTAAATCATCTATAGCTCCAGTACTAACACTATCGACCAAAACAGTCAATCCTTTACCAGAACCATTACTACTAGTAAAATAAATGGTATCAGCCGTATACCCTGCGCCACGGGTATATGGATTTTTATCGTTATTTGCACCATCATTCAATGAAGTAACTGCCTTATTGTTAATATAATCAACGTCAATTCCATTGACCATTCTTTTATATTTGTTTACACTCTGATACCCAGTATTGGTGCCAGTATTTAAAGTTATTGTTCCTATACCATCTTGATTTCTAATAAGAGTCTGGCTATTAGTAAATCCATCCGTAGATAACATATGAGCTTTGAATCTTGGCGTACTATCAGTTTTGATATCAACTAATCTAGCATGTGGATAATTATAATAAGTCGCATCTGCTTCATCTGTATGTTGGTAAATGATATTACCTCTATGGCTATTTGTTATACTTGGTGTACCAGATAAATCAGCCTCTATTCCATTTGTGCCCTCCACGCCTTTAAAAGTTAGTATATCATCCGTACTATACCCATGACTATCCAATTTGATTATAATTTCATTCCCATCACCGGCATCTGTTGATAATGCATTGGTTTTATCAATAGTAAAATCACCTAATGCACTAGTTTCCCATATTACTCTATTCTCTACACCACTTAAACCTGTATTGAATACACATCGCCACAATGTAAATTTTAATATTTGATTTCTAATCTCATCACGGCCTTGATATGTACTATCTACCCCTGTCATCTTACTACCATCTAGTCTATTAGTATCTAATGCTTTAAGTTGATAATTCCTAGAACCTGTAATTAATGTGATACAATATCTACCTTTAGGTAAATAAACATATTCATCAAAAATGAACGGAGTAGATGTTCCATCGGTAGGAATACTGACACTAATTCCAGATTCACTAGTTGTATATGTTCGGGAAGTACCATTATTTACTGCTTCATTTCCTACAAATTGACCTCTTATTGTCCTTATTGTAGCTGTATCCGCATACGGTATATCAATAATAACACCTTTAGCTCCAGATGTCAATCCAGTTAATACTTCATTGACACTAAAATAAGTAATATCTTCAGCAAACTCCAAAGTATCTGTTGGATACTTAATAACAGTAGAAAATGGCAACACATCATTTGAAGGATGATCACCATCCATTTTTCTCAATTGTAAAACCAATGGTCTAATACTGCCCCATGAATCTTTTTGAGTAAAATAAAGATCAACCTTTGAAACAAAACAATCCTGATTGATATCGACAGATTGATGATAAGCATCTCTGGTTTGTTTATCCCATGACTGTTCTAAATTTCTAGTAGAAATTTTATTATCTACATAACCAACTGCATTAAAGGTACTTTCTGCATAAGAATCCACACCATTTGATGTACTATCTAATATAACTTTCTTTTTACCTGTAGTGAATTTCTCACTTCCAACACCTTCATCCACATTAGGTATAGTATATGATCCAACAAATGTACCAAAATCATCAGTTTTTAATACTGTACCTCCGCCAGATATTGATTGTTTATATGTAGATGCAGTGGCCGTGTTATTAATCACAGATGTAGTTATATCTTTCCCATCAAATCTAATTCTTAAATTACCTACATTTGGCTTCAATCCATAAGCACTGATTATAATAATTTGACTCTTGATATACGGAGTATAATCTTGTAAAACTCTTTTTGAACTATCTATTTCTAATGACCCAGCTTCTATGTCATAAGATTTTTTCAACGATTTAATCAATCCATCGTATGACAATCCACTATCATCTTTTTCAAATTCTGTTTTACTATGGCCAGTCCAATGAGTCTGCCAATCATTCCAAACAGAACGATGGGTTTCATATGCATCTTGATGATGCTTAATAGCATCAAATTCACCATTCTTATTTGTATTTAAATGTGGCCTAGATTTTACAGATTTCCAACAATCATAATCTGGAGTAAGCTTCATATATCCATGATATTCAAATTCATGCGTAGTTCTTGGTCGAACTTCAATATTACTTTCTATATTTTGAACTTCTATTTTTTCTCCACTAGAACCACCAAGTACTGGCAAGGTAACTAAATTTTTACCAGCAGTAACCCCTTGTAATGCTCCAGGCACATCAGGTGAGGAATCCCACGTCAAAGATTCTATTTTAAACTCTGGCCGTAATTCATTATTTTCTCTATCCACAGATGCATTGTAATAAGTATCAGATGTATCTGCATTGTTATGCCCATCAAAAGAATCTGTAAAATACCCAATCTTTTCTCGGCCTGAACCAATATCATGAGCGCGTGCCCTATCATCCACTGGATTTTTAGAAACATGCTTCTGTAATTCTTCTACCACTTTTTCTATTTTTGATATATCAGTTTCTTTTCTATGCGAAGTAGCAGCTAATTTAACATCTACATCAGATGTATTAAAAGTATATCCTGGCACTTTGACTTCAGCGATTACCACTCCATTTTCAGGATCATCTGGAACAGCTGGTTGGTAATCATATGGTGCACCTTTTAATACTCTAACATTACCTTCTGCTTTAGTAACCAATCCTGTTCCAGTAGCAGCACCAGTTGCTCTAAAAATAACACCTTGAGTATTTGAAGCTGCTCCAACATCGTCAAAATCAGTAGTATTACCAACATCAATAATTTTATAAATTTCCCCGACTTCTAATTTATTTGCAGCCACTTGCTCATCATCCACTGACCCTTGTGTAATATATATTTTATCAACTCTAGGCTTAAAATACTTCAAAGTTCCTATATCAACAGTAGTATGGAATGGAGTTCTTGATCCTTTAATTAAAGTATCATTCAATCCTTTAACTGGCCTGAAATCTATACAATCAGACAATCTAAGTTTTTCGCCTGTTGAAGTGGTATATGTTGGTATATCTTCATATAAAAATTCTCCCCATCCAGTTACCGTAACACCGATTGGATAAGAATCAACCGAAACATAATCACCAACTCTATATTTTGCCTGATCGTCATCTCCGCCATGCTGTAAGTAAAAATACTCAATCAACAAAGATCCAGTTGGTATTGGCTCATTATCCTTCAGTTCAATAGATGCAATATCATAATAATTATCTCTCTGTCCTGTATCTAATTTATACCTATGGCTAATATCTGTATCACCAGTTGTAGCTTGTCCATTAAAACCATTTCCATTTTCATAAATTTTCCAATTTTTATCTAACACATCAGCATGCTGTAATAAAACCCTAGTTTCTATAGCTGTAGCATAAGTTGTAACATGTTGCGTATTAGATTTTCCCACTTTAGTTATTTCTATAGCTGATGTTGTTTTAATGGGAGCAATTACTATATAAGATTTACCACTTTGAATTCCCGTAGCTTCAATTTTCATACTAGTAGTACTAGTATAAGAAATTGCCAATTCACTTGATTTCCATACCTTTGCATGTGTTCCATCATATGCACCATATAAAATAACATCTCTATTGGTATCAGTATCCGTATTTAAATTAGTACTATCCCAAACTTCATCACCACTAGAAACAGTCAAATCAGTATTATTAGTAGCCGCTACAGTAAACGTAGTTCTGATACTATTAATAGTAACATTATCAACACTACCACTGATATTCCCTACCGCATCTTTAGCAATTGGAAAAACATTTATATCTTTAAATGAATCTGAAATATTTGCAAAAGTAGTATCTATTCCAAATTGATCATCCTCCAAAGCCTCAGCTGCTATATTAGGATGGGTCACATCGAATTCTGTATTGAGATCACATATTTTAACGCCATTTTGCCCAGAAATATATGTACGAAGTTCCTCTACATCTTCAAGTTTAGATCCTGCCTCAGTAAAGTCTATATTAAATAGATATATCCTATATTCATCATCATCAGCCGTTCTTTCAATATCTCTTATTCTAGCAGTTCCTAAAGGGGTTTCAACGCTATTGATATTTTTATGTAAACTAATTTTTGTAAAAATATCATCATCCGCATCACTGCTTGGTGAAAAATTCAACCAATCTCTAGTTGCATCATCTCCATCACCATCCGCATCACTTGGCCCCATATCTATTCCATTATCCGTTACTACAAATGAACCTAGATCAGCTGAAACAGAAACAGAACTTCCAGCAGTAGATGGTGTTCCTCTTTGCTTATCAATATTGGCAAATTGCTTAACTGGAACAGAAATTTCTTCACCTTTTAAAACCACACTACCAGAATCTACACCTATGACTAATTTATCAGAATCACCCGATCCATAATACCCAGCAATACCATTAGAATCTGTTTGACTACTATTATGTTCTCTTACTTCAATATTAAAAGGCTTGCTAACATAATCACCAAAAATTTCTGTATGGTTCAATTTATAATCATCTTCTGTGAACAATTGGTCTAAATATCTATCTTTTCTAGCTACATGCCCATCAGTCACTCTCATCAATTCAATAAAAGCTTCATTAGCTTCTGTTGTAACTGATTTTTTAGCTAAAGTCAAACTATATCTCAATCTATCAGCCCCTGGCGCACCAGAATTAGGAGTATCAATAGAATTATCTAGCAAACTAGGATCATCCATAGATGTTACTATATTTTCTTCTACCGCCAGTCCAATTCTATAAGTCGGAGTAGTACCAAATTTTTCTAAGATCAGAGTTTGTCCTGAAATTGGTATAGCCGTTCCATTTATATAATAAATACCAGCTTTAATTTGAGCTAAAGAACCTTGACCAACTTCACTAGAACTATCAGGATAAGTTTTACTAGAAGGTTTTCCAACAACACCAATTTGATCACCCCGTGTTCCATCTTCTCTTAATTCATAAAGATCGTCACCTGACGTAAATGTAATATTTTGAGTATTCTGATCTCCATCAGAATAAGTATATGCTAAATATAAAACAGCAGATTCTGATCTTGAATAATTAGATGCAGCACCAGTTATGATATAAGCTTTTATTCTAGTATTTCCATCTGTAATATATTTCCCAATTAAATAACCACTAGCATTTCTTCCAGTTGGATTAAAATGATAATTATTCCAAGGCGAGGCAGTAGCTAATGTCACATAGTCTGCTTTATCACTATAAATCAATTGACCTGGCTTCAATATATCGCCATTGTCTAAAATAACATTTGAAATGTTTTTGGTATTTTCTCTTAAAATACTTTGAAATTGATTTAACTCACGTGCCTGTACAGCAACTGCCGGTTTAAAAAGAATCTTTTGAAATCTTTTACTCGGCACGTAGTCATCATAATAAGGCGGTTCATTAAAATTTATCTTAGCCATAATTTTCCTCTATTAAAATTCTATAATAATTCTAACTGTTTCTGTTTTACCTTCATCTCTGGTAATTTTTGCTCTGTTATCTAAGTATATAATATCGCCAGAAAATGGCAAAATGTCGTTTGGTTTAACTGCATCAACTGTAAAACTATTACTCGTATCAAGTGTTCCATTTGTATTATGCACATAAACAGGAGCTGATGTATCTGCTTCAAATTGTGTATGTATAGTTGTTCCAGCATAAGGAATTACATAAAAATAATCACCTACTGGATCATGATCGACTACTCTACCTATAGCCTGAAAAGTTCCATTACTACCAACTTGCATCACTTCTTTTCCTATCCATTCGGCATCTGCAAGATTGGTCGTAAATGTACCAGTATAATGTAATCTAGCTACATTAGTAGCATCTGGCTCAAGCTGACGATCACCTGTCATTACTACCTCACCCTTAGTAGCTCCATTAACAATATCATCATAGCCATCTCGACTTTTAATAGGATCGACTAATAGCCCAACTGTCCTATAATCAGTATCAACGTCATCTGCATATTTATGCTGATAGCCAGTTCCTTGTTCACCAAAATCTGTATTACCTGGCAATGTAGTATAAATCATCATTCTATGACCACCTAATTCTTCTACTGCATCCCAACCATGGCCACCAATAGGAGCCAATATAGCACTTAAACTGGTATCAGCGTCAAAATCAGATGGAAAAGAACTACTCCCACCCGAATTTTGCTGTACCATTACTCTCCTGACATAAGTATAGTCCTGGCCTGGATCAGTAATATTTACATAGTAGTGCGTATTTCCACCAATAACTATAGTTGATATATCAGCTTCAAACCCTGTGCCATCACCATCCAATCTTACCAATTTTCCTTCATCAGTACTAGTATAAGTAGTAGCCAATCCTCTTGCTGTTCCATCACCGCTACCCAATCCTGTTGCTGTAAAAATTTCACCCACTGCTGGATTAGAATCAGCACCAATAAGAGTAAAATCTGTAGTACCTATCGAAACAATTGTATACGTTTTACCAACCACAAATGAACCTGCAGTAATAATACTAGTTGTTGGCTTAACAAGATGAACTCCACCATGCACAGCTTGACGTTGAACATCCCATTGTGAAGTTGTGCTATTATTATCAACAGCTGATGGTGCAGCAAATAAAGTTTTAATCGGCATCCACTTATTACCATTAATCTCAACTTCACTTCCACCAAATTTTAAATATTGTGCATTACTAATACTATACATATATTTCCAAACAAATCCATCATTACTACTTTTAATATGCTTATCGCTTAAATTTGATGAAATAGTTGGCTCTACAGTTGAAGATTCCCCATTAACATTCATCAAACATTTCCAAACACTCCAATCACCACTAGATTCCTGTGTTACAACATAAAAAGGCTGCGTTGGATCACCATCCCTATCAAAAATAGTAGAATCATTATGCTCCCATGTAGTATAACCAGTTCCTGAAACCCATTTATACTGGGGTACTATAATTGAAACATCACTAGCTGACAATTTTTTAAGAACAATTATATCATTGTATACATCCATTTCATCTTGTAATGAAACCAAAGTATTAGGATCTTCTGGTGTGTCACCATTGCCCCATGCCCTATTTCTAGCTATGAATAGATAGACATGATGCTTTAAATTACCTTTGTCATCTACATCATGGAACAGTCTCCTGACTGATGTTGCATTTTTATATTTAAACTTATGTGTTAAAATTGTTGGCATTTCTTATCCTCTATTCTGGATCATCTACATCTGTATATGATATACTTGATGCACTAGTTGTATTATTTATATAATAAGTTGGGAATATCTTTGTACCTACTGGATGTGCAATCTTGGAAATTGGGCCTACCCATTCCTCATATTGCATATCTGAACCCACTACATATGACCACGGCGTATATAATCTCCCATCCTGTACAACTGAATCTCCACTTAAAAATCCTCTGCTATCTAAATATTTTCCATCAAAATCTACTACAATATCTGTTCTTGCTATCCCTTTAGCTGTTGTCCATGGCGTTGTTTTCTCTTGACTAGAAACTGTTGAATTTTTTCCATAATTAACACCTGGCGTTACTGCAATTGCTTTCAGGATTCCACCTATCTTTGATCCGAATGGAGTAAAATTGGCACCTAATCCACTATCTGAAGTTATTTGCACAAATGGTGATTCTTCAAATCCAGATCCACCATAATGTATCTCAACTTCAGTAATTTCATTATTATTATCAGTATCCACTGCAACAACTTCACCTGATCCTATAGTAGAATCTTCACTGACTATCCATCTACATCTACCGAAAGTTGTTCTTGGAATTGCAGCTCCTGTGTTATCAAACAATTCAGCTGTGCCTGTTGCAGTAATTGTAGATACCCTAATCGTAGCATTATCACCACCAGTGGTAATAGTAATTACATCATCTACAGAATAACCAGAACCAGCTTGATTTATTGTTACACTATCTACTGTACCACCTGTAGCTACAATATTAACTGTTAATCCAGAACCGACTGCGGGGGAAACTGTAGTAGCTACATTAGTTCCTGAAATATACCCTGTGCCCTCATTAATTATTGCACTTATACTATTTACACCGCCTTTAGTTTGATAACCCGTAGCTGTAAATATTGTATCCACATCACTATTATCTGCACCTAATAAAGTAAAATCTGTATTTCCCGTAGCAGTGATTGTATATTTATTACCAATTACAAAATTACCAGCTGAGTATTCAATAGAATCACCTGTACCAGTAGCTGTAAAAACTGTACCCACATCACTATTATCTGCACCTAATTGAGTAAAATCTGTACCATAATTATATCCATAATATTCGTTGGCGCCACCTCTTGAAATGTAATAAGATGTACCAATATCAAATGAACCTGAACTAACTTCTGTTTTGGTTCCATCTGCATTTTTAAATTTTATTATATTTTCACCTTCATACTCACCCAGCCTATTTTTATCAGTATCAAAATTTCCTC